ATATCAAAGATGTCTCCTGTCTGCAATACATTGGATTCTTCTGCTGTAAGCCAAACTGTAAATTCTCCAACAAGGTCATCTTCATCTGCAACTGGATGCAAAGCCATTATTGTAGTTGCATTATCAGTGATGACTCCTTTGTCTGATGCAAGGGTTGGTCTTTTAATCTTCATAGCAATATCCCATTCAGATCCAGGACCCTTTAAAATTAAAGGAACTTTTGCATCATCTGTTACATAAACCTTAAACCCAGAAGTATCTCCACGAACAACAGTCCAAATGACAGTCGGAGGCGGATTGCCTACATTGTATAATGATTGAGATCCTCTTAAAGTTGCCATAATGTTATTATATCACGACAATCCGTCTTTGAGTGCTCCCCAAGTACCGTTGCCTTTTGTCTGAACAATTAACATTCCGCCAAGGGCAAGGGTTGCTTGAATTGCAACGACTGCTATATATCTTGCTGGGCCAGTTAATGGACGACCTGCAACAAGAGTTCCAGTATCGTCTACATAAATCTTTGTTCCAGCAGGACCTAAATTTGTTGTGTTCATTTGAATAACACCAGAAACAATAACAAGGCCATTAGTGTTATTTGCAATATCATTTTTTACCAAACCAAGAATTGGAACATCTGGGTTATGAGATACGCTTGATGGATTATATTTTTGAATTAATGATTTTCCAGAAACGCTTCCGCTAATAAAAACTGGAGTACCTTGTGCAATAGTGCTTAATGTTGTATTTCTAACATCAATATACGCTGATCCGTATCCCAGTGGAGGAAGAATATCGTTTAAAGCATCAACAAGTACTTTAATGTCTCCGTGTACGTTCACGGGATCAGAAGCAAGTGGATACTTCATAGTAGGATAGTTAGATGATACGCCTGTAGCCATAATCTTTATTATACCACCCTCTGAAGTTGACTTTTGACAAAATTTTGTGTTATACTAGGTAGTAACACCTACCAAGGTGTTATTGTTTTCTAAGGAGGAAACTATGATTAAATTTATCGAAAGAAACAAAGAGATCATTAGCACACTCAGTATCGTAGCACTAGTAACGGTTTTGTCAAACTCTGCTAATGCTATTTCAGATCTTGATACTAAAAACAACTTGAGCATAGAACAGGCTCAGACATCAGAAACCGCCTCGAAAGAGGTTTTTTTGGTTTCTAAAGCAAAAAAACTAGAGAGTTTTGAGAACAAGGTTTCTCTGACTGATTTAGAACTAAAGGAACTGCTTTCGCTAGTAGGCTTCAAGGGTAAAGACCTTGTCGTTGCTTGGGCAGTGGCCAAGAAAGAGTCTAATGGGCGACCACTGGCTTTTAATGGCAATCACAAGACTGGTGACTCGTCTTATGGAATGTTCCAAATTAATATGATTGATACCCTTGGTCCTGATCGTAGAACCAAGTTTGATCTTGACTCTAACGCTGAACTCTTCAACCCCGTCAAGAATGCAGAGATTGCATACTATATGACAAATGGTGGAGACGACTGGTCTTCTTGGAAAGGCATTACGCCAAAGACCAGAATGTGGATGAACAAATTTCCTAAGTAGTCTATAAAATATTATACCCCCTTGGAGAAATCCTTGGGGGTATTTTATTACCTAAAAGTAACCTCTGACCTAATGCCATCTGAAAAGGTATAAGAAGGAGACCATCCAAGCAGGTCCCTGTTGTCTATTTCTGGCAAGACAGTTAAGTCTGGCAAATTTAAAACTTCATATTCAATACTGACACCACTAGCCCCATATTCATTAACTAAATCAATCATATTGAACTGATTTCCAGTAAAAATATCTGTAAGTAAAAAATCATTATCTTTAAGATACTCAATAGATAGAATATTGGCTTTTGCTATATCTAAAATATGAACATAATCCCTTGTTGAGTAAATGCTGTTTATTTTTATCTTTGGGTTTTTGTTTATTATTGAAAATATGTTGTTTCCCTGCTCATCACTTATCCCCTCAGATTTTCCAACAATATTAAAATATCTTAAAATGACAAGTTTTTTGCATAGTATTTTTAATATTTTTTCTTCTAAAAGTTTTGACTTAGCATAGGGATTATACGGATTGTACACGGCTGCCGAAGATGCAAAGACAACTGGAACTCTAAAAACTGCAGAGGCTGTGGCAACAACCAGTGTTGAAATAGCGTTATTTAAATAATAAGATATTGGGGACTTTATTGATTCTGGAATAGATTTTTTAGCAGATAGGTGAATTATGCCTTTAGGCTTTTTGCATAAAAAATAAGCAAGTTTAAATATATTTCTTACATCTTTGTTATTTTTTTTATCAAATTCAATTATTTCATATCCGTATTCTTTAAGAAGTTTTTTTGTTGCTGATCCTACATAACCATTAGATCCAGTCAAAAGTATTTTATCTTTTGTTATATTAATTTGTTTGTCCAAGTCTGTGGAGTTTTATCAGTAATAAATTCTAGTGGTATATGATATTTAAATTCTTTTGTTCCATGATCTTTAATCCAGGATATAAGTTCTTTTAATCCATCATCCAACTTTGTCTTGGTTGTATAGTTAAGAACTTTTCTTGCAAGGTCTGCTGAGCAGTTGGCATCTTTTACTTCCTGTGGTCTTCCAGGCATATATATTGGGTTTAAATTAAAGTTTAGTATTTTTGCTATGGTTTCAGAAAGTTCATTAATTGTTACAAATTCTTCATCTGGACCAATATTGATTATCATTTTATCTGCTACATCTGTTTCGCAGGCGATCATCATGGGATCAACAACATCTTGCATAAATGAAAAGCATCTCATTTGAGATCCGTCACCATAAATAATTGGTTGCTTGCCTTGAAGCATTCTGTTGATCATAATAGAGGCCACATTTCTAAAAGGATCATCATATTTTTGTCTTGGACCAATAATGTTGTGAGGGACAAAAATTACATACTTCATTCCATGTGTTTCACACAAATTTTTAATTAATAATTCTGTTGCATATTTTGCAATTCCATATGGATCTTGTGGTTTTGGAGTCATGTCTTCTGTAAAAGGAACAGCGTCCTGTGTTCCATATCTAGCCATAGAAGACATATGAACAAACTTTTTGACATTGTGTTTAATTGATGCACTCAGTGCAACCGTTGATATGTGTGATGTGTTTTTAGTTATTAGTGCTGGACTAAAAACAGAAAGTCCTTCATATGCTGTACAAGCAGTATTTACTACAAGATCAACGCCTTTAAAATGTTTTTCAACTAAATCAAAATCTGCAAGATCTTTCGCATAAAATTCAACGGCATCTGGAACGTTTTCATAATAGCCACCAATAAGGTTATCAATACCAACTACTGTGTGCCCACGCTTTATAAACTCATCTGCTAAATGGCTACCCATAAATCCAGCAACACCAGTAATTAAAACTTTCATGGCTTATACACTACCAGGATAATACTGTCTTTTGAAATAGAACTCGCATTAACATTATAAACTTTAAATGTATAACCCTCAAGCGTTTTTACAATTTGTGCAACATTTTCCATATTTGGAATGTCTTCCATAAAAAACTTACCGCCTGATTTTAATTTTGAATAATATAGATTAAATGCATCTATTTGTTCTGGTGCATAATGCATTGAATCATTAAGAATATAGTCAAAATAGTTGTCTTCAAAAGTAGTGTGCAGATCTTCATATTTTCCAAAATGCAAGATTCCAGGAATTGGGGCATCGGTATATTTTGCGTTATCTATTCCATGAATTTCAGAATTAACAAAAAACTCATTCCAAAGAACTAGGGATCCTCCATAGCAGACACCAAGTTCTAGCATTTTTATATTTTCTGTTTGAGTAAACTCTTCTTGATAAACTGGCAAATAATTGTGTGCAGTATCTTTATCGCTTGGATAGTTTAATCTTAAAGATATTTCTTTTAAACTTTTTATCATCTAAACTCCTCTGGGACTACTTTTTCAAAATTACCATTATAGTAATGCTGAAGAATTAGGCTTGACCTATCGTTATAGTTTGGTTCTAAGTGTAGCATAACCTCACTACTGTCAAAGTGTTTAACTGGGTTTTTTGTATTTTGAAAATAATCAAAAACTGCATATTGCACTGACACCCAATGCAAAGCCAAATGATCTTCTTTTGTAAGCCTATCTTTATTATAACTAAGAGTGTGATTAACATAAAATTTAATATGTTCAAGTATTTGTCGTTTTGCTATATTTTTACTTAGTAAGAATTGACCATCATTTATACCTGGCCAAACCTCAACCTTATTCATTAGGTCGTCACTGTTGTCTGGTTTTGCCCAAAGATGATTTGTATTTCCATACTTGTTAAATAGTTTGTTAACATCATCATAAAAAACTGTATCAGTATCTAAATATAGGACATTGTCTAAGTTATAATTTTCTACTGAGTAGATCGCATTTTCCCATCTATGTTTTAAAAACTGCTGGTACCCCAACTTAGTCCAATCTTCTGGCCAGCCTTCTTCATCAATATTTTGAAATGGTACTACAACTACATTTTTCCCAAAGTCAATATTTTCTGATGCTAAAGTTGGAGAGATATAGACGTATACCATTATGTCTTTATTGAATTTTCTTAGTGTGTGTAAAGAGTATACTAGTTGTTTGTAACATCTATTTTCTAATATTGAAGATTCTCTAACATGAAAAGAATACACTATTGCATTATTCATAGAAAGATTCTTTCTTTAAAATCAAGGTTTGCATATTCAGCATATTGGTCTAGCGTTCTTTCAGAACCAAGAAACCCACTTCCAACTATATTTTCATTAAACATTTTATAATTAACTTTTTGCGAAGTGTTAGATATCTCAGACAAAATTTTTTCATTCTTTTCATATTTCCAAATACTTCTTCTTTTGTGTTCTTCAAATTTGCCAATTGAAGGATTAGAGTAGTAATGATGAATTACAAGTTTGGTTGGGATTAATAAGTCATATCCATTTGTATATAGCATTGCCCCTACAGCAAATTCTTCAGCAAATGTTATTTCTTTATTTAACTGAATATA